TCCAAAGTTCTGAGTTTTTCGCGCAGATAAAACATTGGTCACCCAATGTAGTCGGGCAGTTTTCAATCAGCCACTTACCATTCACTTGGAAGCCGTGATTATAGAGCCGCACAAATGGTGCGTCTTCACCACCGGGAGCAGGTAGGAAGCGCAGAATTGCACGACCATTACCAGCCTTATCGGTTTCAAGTTTGAAAACGTTAAGGTCGTCAGAATATGAGCCACTATTCAGTTTTTCGGCTTCTTTCAGAAGTTTTTCTGTTAGAGCACCGATACCAGACTTGCTCTGCTTTTTAAGTTGTTTGAAATCCATAGTACGTTAAATTGCGTTAGATGTTTGTGTTTTTGTTTTGGAAACTTTTTGAAACTCAACGGTTTGCCAACCAGTTTATTTAGAATAGTGTATCTAGGGCATTTGGAACGGGAGTTTTGTTTATTCTCTCTGAGCCAAGTTTAAAATACTCCTCATCCAATTCAATGCCAATAAAACTCCTTCCAGTTTTCTTTGCTGCAACACCAGTAGTGCCACTACCAAAGCAATTATCTAAAACTACATCATTTTCATTTGTGTAGGTCTTAATAAGATATTCCATTAAAGGAACTGGCTTTTGAGTTGGGTGTATTCCCTTTTCTTGTTTGAACTGAAGAACAGTTTTAGGATATCTTGTTCCTTCTGGATTATCCCTATGTTTTGAATCAAGGTCACCATATACTTCACCCAACTTCTTTTGCTTTGATTTAAACCCACCATAAGGAGTTGAAATCGTCATCTGTGGGTTATACGTCGGTCTCTTTCTATAAAAGACTATAATGTTTTCGTGTGCCTTTAGTGGTTGTATCTTAGCCACCATTGGATTTGTGCCTTGTGGCTTTTCCCATATCCATTCATATCTAAAGTTTTTTAGATTAGATGAAATAAGAGAAGTAGTAAAAGGTTGAGATGCGGTAAATACCATTGCCGCATCTTCTTTTGCAATTCTGTTGTACTGTTCCCATAAAGGCTCAAAGGGAATAAGAATATCAAACTTTGCGGCGGTTATTTCATAAGGAAGGTCTGCCAGAATCATATCAACTGAAACATCTGGAATTGTCTTCATTATTTCAAGACAGTCACCTTGATAAAGTTCAATCAATCGTAATCACCTCCGGTTGAATATTAGCTGCTTCTAGATTTATCGTCGTCCAGAGTTGCCCACTTAAAGATTGTTGAATTGCGGCTTGATATCTATCAGTTTTACAGAGCCAGCCACTTTGCTTTCCAGTCTTTGAATATTTCGGTTGCCAGTCAGCCTCTGAATAGTTAAGGATGCGGGTATCAAAGGAGAACAGGTAGTATTCCTTTCTGTCTGTTTTCCTTGTACTTGTTGCAAGGCAGACATAAAAATCTTCTTGCTTATCTGAAAAAAATCTTAACTTCTGCTTAAGAGTTTTATATTCTCCACTTCTTGAACCACTGATTTGTAGCGTATTGTTTGTCGGATTATACTTTCCACTCTTATTTGAAATTTTAAGGGTTGTTCCCTCAATCGTGCAGATTTGATCTTTTCCTACAGAATGAGAGCGGTCTGGTCTCCAATCTGAATATCCTTCAATGTCTTCAATGGACTTTGCATATATTTCTTCCCAGTATTCGGCAATAACTGGTAATTCGTAAAGTTTGTGATGTTCTCTTATTCTATATTCAATTCTGGTTTTTAAATCATTATCTATCAATTTCCTTTCTCATTTCATCAATTAAGTATTGGATGCTATTAAACACATCTTGAATTGTATTTTCACCAAATAATCCTGAACATTCTTGAATTCTTTGCTTCATTTCTAGGGCTTCTTTATCTTCCGAAAGGCTCAATCTTGCATAGAATAAATTGATTTTATTCAACATCTCCTGCAAAGTTTCTACTCTTTCAGACTTCTCGCGCAGACTTAGAGTTGGAAAGATTAAAATATTTTCCGAGATAACTGAACCAAGTTTGGAAATATTTTCAATTTCTTCTTGAACAATAGGAGAATCAAAAAAACTCATTGAATGTATTTGCGTATTATTCCCCTGTATTTAGAAGAATCAAAATCAAGAAACGGGGCAAACTTTTCAATCTTATTGCTCACTATTGCCCATATCGGGTCCTGTAAGGCATCATCATATTTTTCCTTCAAGTTCAGAACTTCAATAAAAAGAAAGAGTGTTTCAAATTTTATTGAGTTATTAAGATAAGACCTTAAAAGTTTTGGATGTTTTGAACCATCAACTTTAACAACTTCAAATAAATGTTGAGAACCCGTTAAGGTTTTAAGGTCTTGTTCAAAGATATAAGACAGAGATTCTCTAACTCTTTTACTTTCTAGGTAGGTTTTCTCTCCATTTTTGATGATGTCGCCTATCCAAAGAGAGGAAGGATTATCTGATGCAACAAAGTTGGAAACAAAGAAATCTACAATCTCTTGAGGTTTTTTCTTTCTGCTCAGTCGTTCAAAAAACAACCGGTCTTTACTCTTTTTGAATGTTTCGGGCGAACATTTAATCTTTCCCTGATATTTAAAGAAGTCATATGACGGTGTACAATAATGTCGTTTTATTGCAAGATAAGTGACGTAGACTTCATATGGATTCACGGGTCTTTAATAATTTCTGGTACGATATGTGCTTGAAAATACTCTTCAAATTTTTTCTTCATTTCCAGGTCTTCAATTCTCTGTGAAAAACCTAAAACTTCTTTTGTTGCTAACCAATAGATTGTTCCATTATTATCTTTAGTTCTCGTTAGACTAGAGTAACCTAGGCCAGTAAAATTATAAGAACTTCTAATTATCATAGTGGTAGCCTCGCTTTGGATGTTCGCTTCAAGAAGTTCAGTTTAATTGCATCTCCTTGAATTCTGTCTTTAAGAGTCTTTGAAATTAGTTTTGTAATAGACTCAATATCAATGCTATTGACCTCACAGTATTCGGTAATTGCTGTAATATAATTCAAGTCATCTCTTTTTGAAACAAGAATCTCAATTTCTTTTGCAAACTTGTCTGGACAGAGAAACTTTTTTTCTAGTTCTTTTTGTAGTTCTTCGGAAGCATTCATTGTTTATCAGCGATAAATTTGTTGATATATTTTCTAAGAAGTTTAACGTATTTTTGAAGGTCTTTCTCAATGTAAACCTCAACTTCTCCGTTTTGACACGACATAATAATCACAAGTTGTTTTGGCATTACACCAAATCGTTCGGCATACATATATGCGTATGAGAAGCACTGAACAAAGTAACCCTCAATCCACTCTAGTTTTTTAGGCTCCACAGAAGTTTTATGGTCAATAACGCTAAGAACGCCATCAAACTCTGCAATCATATCTGGGGTTCCCGCAAGTTCCCAATCAAACGAATAAAGGGGAACTTCAATTGTATGAATCTTTCCAATTCTATTGAATGTAGAGAGAGCATTGTTGAACAAGAACTTAGCAAGAGCAGACTTTTCTGGAATCTCTTCGTTTTTAAAGTATGCCTCGGAAAGAGCGTGGTACTGAGTTCCTAGAGTTGTTGCAAACTTGATGACACGTTTTGCCTCATCTTCGCCGACTCTTTTTCTCCATTCGGCAATCTTCTCTTTAGAGTAATTAGAAGTAACCGATGTAACGGATATGAATGTTTTATAATCTTCAACATCAGGAACCTTATAATACCTGTTGCCGTCTAGCGTTACTCTTTCTATTTTTGGGATATTTAAATCTAAATGTTCAAATAGCGGTCGCTTGATTTTATTTAATTTTTGTTTTAGGGTGATACCCATTTTTCCTCGCTTTGGAGTGGTATCACCCTAGCACATCTTATCAGATTTGTCAAGTGGTCGCGGTTTCCTGCTCATATTCATGTTCAGCGATTAGGAACTGACGAACCAGCCCGGACCTTACAACATCTTCAATACCAAACTGAATCAAATCAAAGCACTCCATTCGTTCAAGAACTTTAGCAAAATCGAGAAAACCTTTGCGCTCGCTCATTTTTGTTAGGTCCGATTGCTTAGAATCACCAGCAAAGAAGATTTTACTATCTTGACCAACACGGGTAATAACCGTTGATAGATGATGATAGTTAAGGTTCTGGCACTCATCTACAATAAGGATGCAGTTATCATATGTTGTGCCTCTAAGGAAAGATACACACATAAAGTCTAAAAAGTTTTCAGCCTTGAGTAGACCATAGAGCATTTCAAAATCTTCTTCTGTTGGTAAGTCAAACATAGACTTTACCATATGCTTGTAAGGAGACTCAAAAGGTGCAATCTTATCTCCAACAGTACCAGGAACAAAGCCAATTTCAAGGGATTGAACGGTTGAACGCACAATGATAATTTTATCATATGGTGTTCTTTCATTGAGAACATCTTTAAGGGCATTGTATAATAGAACGTGTGTTTTACCGGTTCCAGGAGAACCATAAGCCAGAATATTTTGTCCTCTTTCATATGAGTCAAAAAGTTTAGCCTGATTATCAGTTAAAGGATGCATTTTATGCAATACATCTAAACTGATTGTTTTTTTATTTCTCTTTGGTGCCCTATTGTAGCCTTGTGCGTCTGCGGTCCGTCTTTTACGAGTCATTTAGGTTCGTTTAAGGAAATGGGTTAGATTTTGCTGATTTTGCTTTGAGAAGCCCCAGATTTTGAGGCTTTTTGTAAAACCTCATTCCATCCTGGGTTCTTTTTAACTAGTTTTTCGCGCCACTCACCCGTTTCACAAAAATTTGGTGCAGTTGAAGGATCGCTCCAATCACGAATCCACTGTGAATTATCTTTACACCACTGCTCCCAATCGTGAACACTCATACTAACTTCTTTTTGTTCCCCAGTTTCTTTATTGATAATCGGATAGATTGCCAATGATTACCTCCATAATGTTGTAACTATTTATCCTAACTCAAATAACCCAATCAGTTTCTAATCCACCAAGAGCATTCGCAATGGTGGGAAAGCATTCCACAAAAATTGCTTTACAAGCCTTTGCAACTTCCTTATGCTCCAGTTGTGTTCCATTCTTTTCTCGGAGTGCAATGTATGTAATCCAAGACCTACAATTGCCAGTCATATAAATGCGAGTTTTTGTTGATAAACTAAGAACAAAACGGGCGCTTTCTTTTGCAACTCCTTTTTCTAAAAGATAGTTATAAAGTTTTTGCCCCCTGTCAAAATGCTCAGCAATAAGACCTTGTAAATCTAATTTAACATAATCACTAAAATCATCAATCGAATTTTGACGATTTTTAGTGTCCTGCCTACGAATATCAGGGATTTCTTGTGATTCAGATAAAAGTTTGGTATCTGCATATCTTTGACTATTATGAACTACAATTCCATTGGCAATGTAATTGTGAGAATAGTGATTTATTTCTAAATCGTAAGTCATTTGTTCGCCAAGATATTTTACTTTTTTAATTTTAGCCCAGTTAACAGTTAAAGCATTTCCAGTTGATTTTTCTCTCCATCTTTTCATATCGCCATTGGTATTATGATGTTTACGGTGACAAATAGGATGAACTGGCATAAGATTTGTGTATTCTCGGGCTAAAGATTCGTTAATCGAAACAGGTATAATATGATGTAGATCAAATCTGCCATTTATTTTTGTTCCACATAATCCACAACAATTATCATAATCTTTTAGTATCGTCAGTCTAAATTTATTAATATCGGCTTGTATGGCTTTTCTTTCAGTGGTTGTCCCGCCCCGCCAAAAATTTGACTCTTTTCCCCTTTTAGCTTTTTGCCTCATTTTTTCTTTTGTTTGTTTAGTATGAGGTTTTGTATTATATCCATAAACACCTTTATTCCAGGCAGAAAAACATTGTGCAACTTCTTTTTTACTAAAAGTCAATTTATGGATTTTCAACCATTTTCTTATCGTGTGATATGAAACTCCAGCTTCTTCTGCAATCCCGACAACACCAACTAAATTTTTTATGCATCTTTCCTTAGCAGTTTTCAACCAATCATAATCTTGGTGAACTGGAATTCCGTTACATCCAATAAAAACATTTTCGGAAATCGTAGCAGTATTCCCATTTCTTTTTAGGCCAACCGCATCTTCAAGAGACAAAAACCCCCTTTGAGTTAGAACTTTATGTTCTTTAGTGCATTTAATTTTTTTCCCATTTTCGAGTTCAATCTCAAAAATTTCTTTTACCCCAGTCTTAAACACTTCTTTGATGTGAGAGTTGGTAAAAGTTCTCGTATTTTCATCAAAAACTCTAACATTCATTTTTTGGATTATTTTCTGTTGTTTTGGTCCTTTTTCCCACCTATTATATAAACTCTCTAGTGTGGTTTTATGGATTCGTCTTTCTCCATTTTTTAATCCTATAGGTAAATCAAAATAAACTTCATTATCCCCAGCCATACAAAATTCTTGAAATGTAAAGCTCCTATGGCGCAAAATTTGGGCAGCAATACCTCTTGTAGTATTAATTTCAAGAGTCATAAATGCGTGTTCAAAGATACTTAAGTGATTATTATTAATACAATATCTAAGAAGTTTTTCCGCAGTATCAAAATTTAATTGGTTATTGGGATTACTTACCCTAGCAATGTATGAAATAACCTCTTGAGCATTTTGATTGATAATTTCCCCAGCCCCCTGTGTTAGGGCTATCAGTTTTACATTTTCCGCCATTTCGTTTTCCTAATTTAAATTTTAATATGCAATTAACTTTTCTGCATCCGGTGAGACTGATACAAGTTCAACCTTGCTGCTGTTCATTCTCTTGCTCTCCTTTTGCTTTCTTACGTGATTTTTTTAGGTCCTTCATCAATAGTTTAATCTCTTG